AGCTGAAGCGAAAGTTTACGAGACTGAGGCTACATCTAGTTTTCTTAATGAGCAAGCTCTTACAAATCAAATGGGTGAAAGTTGGAAGGACGAGTTTTGGTCACTTATTTTTGGAGCAATCCTTGTGGCTTCATTTTTGCCTTGGACACAACCATTTGTTAAAGAAGGGTTTATATTTTTAGAGGAATCAACTCCAAATTGGTTTGCGAATATGTTATATATTATAATAGGCAGCTCATTTGGATATAGGTTTGGTAAACAAGGATTGCAAATGATAAATAAAAGGGGTAAGTAATGGTTGCAAAAAAAATAAAAAAAGTAATTAAAGGTTTAAAAAAAGCCTCTAAATTACACGCTTCACAAGCTAAAACTCTAAAAAGTGTTATTAATGGCAAAAAGAAAAGACCCAAAAGTAGGAACAGGTAAGAAACCAAAAGGAAGTGGCAGACGTTTATATACGGATGAAAATCCTAAAGACACTGTTAGAATCAAATTCGCAACTCCATCTGACGCAAGAGCAACAGTTGCAAAGGTTAAAAAAGTCAATAAATCATATGCAAGAAAAATTCAAATCCTCACAGTTGGAGAACAAAGAGCAAAAGTGATGGGTAAAACTCAGGTTGCTAGTATTTTTAAAAAAGGCAAGGAAGCTATAAGGAAACAAAGTGGACGGAATAAAACTAGCTGAACATTTATTAAAGAACATAAGAGAGCGTAAACAAGATTTTACGATTACACTCTCTAATGGTTCGGTAGAATCCATAGAGGACTATCGGTTCATTGTAGGTCAAATACGTGGCATGACTTACGCTGAAGAAGAAATAAAAGCCGCGATGAAAGGAATAGAGCTAGAAGATGGCTAAAAAACTATTCGTGCCTGAGAGAATTGCTAATGCACGTAAAAAACAAGCAATAAGTATGGAAATACCTGATGCAGTTAAAAAAGGATTTCAAAACATACAAGATAATCCAAATTCTAAAGACCCCTCTAAGTTAGAAGCATCTGCTTTAGAAAGACTTCCTCAACCAGTAGGATATAGAATACTTGTTATACCCTACTATATGAAGTCACAAACTAAAGGAGGTATCTACATTCCTGATGCGACACGAGATCGTGAAAGTTTTGCAACAGTCGCAGCGTATGTCGTAAAATTAGGACCAGATGCTTATACTGATGAAAATAAATTCCCAACAGGTGCTTGGTGTTCTGAGAAAAGTTGGGTTCTTATGGGAAGATATGCTGGAAATCGCTTTAAAGTTGAGAATTTAGAGGTAAGATTGATAAATGATGACAATATTATCGCAACAATACTTGACCCTAGTGATATTTCCTATGTATAAAGAAATTGGAGAAAAATGATGAATATAGAAAATCAAAATTCTGTTCAACAAGATGAAGTTGTTTCTGTAGATGTTGAAGAAGTATTAGAACAAACACCTACACCTGAGATACCAGTTGTTGAGGAAAAAGAAGAAACCCGAACAAATGTTCAGGAAAAACAAACTTCAGAACAAGGTGATGAGTTATCTGATTATTCTGATAATGTTAAAAAAAGAATCAATCAATTAACTGCTAAGAGAAAACAAGCTATTGAAGAGGCTGAAGCTGCTGTTCAATATGCACAACAGCAAAAACAAGAGAACGAAAAACTTAAAAAACAGTTAGAGGCTTTAGATAAAGGTTATACACAAGAGTATAGCACTCGTGTTGAGAGCCAAGAAGATCAAGTTAAAAAAATATATAAAGAAGCACATGACGCTGGCGATGCTGAAAAAATGGCAGAGGCTCAGTCAATCATGGCAAGATTAGCTGTTGAAAAAGAAAGACTTAGGATTCAAAAGGCTAGAACTGATCAATATGATAATCAGCAAAGTCAAGAACCAAAACAACAAGAACAAATCCCTCAAAAACAACAAGTGCCTAAAGTAGAAGACCTTGATCCAAAATTGCAAACATGGATGAAGAACAATGAATGGTTTGGATCAGATATGATTATGACAGGTGCTGCTCAAGGATTACATCAACAATTAGTTGGTGCTGAAGGATTTGATCCAACTTCTGACGATTATTACGCAGAGATAGATAAAAGGATGCGTGATAGTTTTCCGAACAAGTTTCAGGATAAACGGCAAAACGTCCAAGCTGTTGCTCCTGCCACGTCCTCTGGACAAGTAAAATCTGGACGGAAAAAAACTGTGCAACTAACGCCAGGTCAAGTCGCTTTTGCAAACAAGATGAATATACCTCTTGAGCGTTATGCAAAAGAAGTGGCTAAAATAGAAAACAGGAGAACTTAATGGCTGAAATTGATAGAAAAAGTCGAGATTCGCAATCTCGTGAAAAAACAGAGCGAGTAAATGATTGGAAGCCACCATCTGCATTAGATGCTCCTGAAGCACCTATAGGGTATAAACATAGGTGGATACGTGAATCCGTCATGGAGTATGACGATAAAAACAATATTCACAAAAGAAGACGTGAAGGTTATGAACTTGTTAAGGCAGAAGATTATCCAGATTTTGATGCTCCTGTCATTGATGAAGGTAAAAACGCTGGGGTTATAGGCACTGGTGGATTATTGCTTGCTAGGATTCCAGAAGAAATTGTGGAACAACGTAAGAATTATTTTGAAAATAAAACACAGACACAAATGGATGCTGTGGATCGTGATTGGATGAGAGAAAATAATCCTGTCATGCCAAAATTAAAACCTCAAAGAAGCAGTAATGTTTCCTTTGGGAATAACCGAAATTTAAATGATGATTAATAAGGAGATCTAATTATGGCAAATCAAGATGCCGCTTTTGGTATGCGTCCTGTAGGTAGAATAGGTGGTATGCCTTTCACTGGTGGACAAAGCCGATATAGAATCGCCGCAAATTATGGAACATCAATCTTTCAAGGTGACATGGTAGCTCAAGTCACTGGTGGTACTGTAGAGGTACACGCTGATGGTGGTACAGTTCCTATTGTAGGCGTATTCAATGGTGTTCAGTATACTGACCCAACAACTAAGGAACAGAAATTTAGTAATTTCTATCCTGCAAGTACTAATGCTTCTGACATTATTGCTTTCGTTATAGATGACCCAAATGTTATCTATGAAATTCAATGCAATGCAGCTTTTCCAGTTGCAGACTTATTTGGTAACTTTGATATTGTCTACACAAGTTCTGGCAGTACCACTACTGGTATTTCTGGTGCTGAGTTAGATGTAGCAACTGGTGCCACAACTGCTGGTTTACCTTTAAAATGTATTGACATTTCGCAAGACCCTGAAAATTCTGATGTTTCGTCAGATGCAACCAATGTGCACGTTGTGATCCAAAATTCTATTTTTGGTCAAAAAGGTGCAGGCTTAGCGTAGGAGGTAGATAATGGCGATAAGTAGAGCACAACTAGCGAAAGAGCTAGAACCAGGTCTAAACGCATTGTTTGGCATGGAATATGACAGATATGATGCAGAACACGCAGAAATATTTGACACAGAATCTTCTGACAGAGCATTTGAAGAAGAAGTGATGTT